TATGTTTTCAGTTGTTTGATCAACATATCTAAAATCGTCAACATTGTCAGTTGTAATATATTTCTTTAAGAATATATATTTCTTACTTGCATTAGTAGTAATAAATTTGTCAAATATTTCTGGATCATCAACTACGCCGTCATCGTCGCTATCAAAAAACCCTACTTCTATCTTCTTAGCATCAACATAACCTTCGCCGTCTCTGTATTCTTTAACAATTTCCCAATTGAACGGAACTGTAAATGGTGTTAAGGCATAACCGCTGGCATCTGGTTGAGTATTAATAGACATTAACGATATTTTGTCTTTTATAATTTGATTAGTTAAAGGATCATATACTTTATCTGAACTGTCATAATAGAATCTTATTTCTCTGTCACTTTCAAATACATAACGCTGACCTCTATAGGTTATTGTATATGTTTCGCCATTGGTTTGAAATAATAGTACCCAACTTGCATCTAAGTTTTGATTAGATAAATCTCCAGTTTTACCAGTACTAAAGTTTGAACGTATATCAAGATCAGCTTCTAATATAACACGCCAAGTATTTGTTTGAAAGTCATATCGAAGTCCAAATGTTTTATAAGTAAATATTTGGTCAATTATTTGTGTTTTAATTTGTGTTTCTACTTCTGTAGTAAACAACGGTTTAATTTCTGTTAACTGAGGAGCTGTTGTTATATCATTATTAATAGGACCTGGAATAATATCGTTTAGAACAATAGCACCTTGTCCGTCATTTGTATTGTTAACTCCAGAACCACTAACGCTTACAACTTTAGTCCATTTATAAGTTGTTGCACCAGGATGATCTGCAGAACCTGCCATTATAGTTCCATCAGGCATAAAATGATATCCGGACGGAGCTTCAAATTTAAGCATTGCTCCGGGTTCCAAGTACTGCAACGTTGATGCTGTAAATGTTCCTGTTTTTAATTTAGAAAAATCTGCATCTGTTAGATAACCTGTAGTTATATTTTGCGCTCGGGTAACTTGATTCCATCTTGCTCCAATATCGCTAACTAATATTTTTGCAAACTGTGCATAGTAAAAGTTTTTAACTTTGTAGTCTTTTAAAATTCTTTCAATTTGAGTTTTAATAATACCTTCAATATCTGTCTTTGTATTAAATGTAAATGTCTCTTTATTTGTTAGCGTTTGTGTATAAAGTATTCCATCTTTACCGTATAAGTTAGTTTTACTGTATTTTCCAGTTGCATCTAGCAAATCGTAATATCGTGATATTCCGCTCGACGTTCTGTTTACACTTTTTACTTTTACAATTTCTTGACTAACTGCTAGTGGTGCTATTTGATAATCTTCGCCTGTAACCATTCTATTTTGTGTATAGTATGTTGCAGGTGCATTTGCTTTTATTTCATTATTTGACTCGGAAGTAGTACCATTGTCAACAGTGTATTTTAACGCTAAGCCAATTGTAAGTTTTTCGCTTGTTCCTGTTTTACTTTGATAAGGAATGCTAATTGTAATATTAATTAATTCGTCTGGAGTAATGACGTAATTTCTATTATCACTAGTTCTATAATATATTTTAAAGTTTCCTTTTGGTAAAGATCCAAAAGTTCCGTCACTAAAAACTAAACTAACTCTATCTTCAACACGAGTTAATACACTATAAATGTTTCTAATATTTTTACTTAAACTATTATACACAATATTGTTGCCTTCTACAGCATCAACCTTTGTCCATAATTCTGATTCGTTGCCAAGGTTATCTAATTTATATAACCAAGTATCTGAATTGTTAACATTAATTGCATCAATAGCAACAACTTGATTAGCACTTGGTTTAGAAATATTAAAATCGCCTTGATCTAATCTTCCTTGTCTAAAGTGTGCAAAAAATCCTGTGTTATTTGATCCAGCACCCTGACCGTCATCTCTATACAAAAACGCAAAATTACTTCCTGGTAGAGGAGCTTCTTCAATAATGTTTCCAGAACCGATATCAGTACTAACTATTTCAAACTGTGTAGACTTACCGTCTACACTTTTACTAAAGCCAAATACTGGAATATCAGTGTTTGTGCCATTTACTCTATACTGTTCTGCACTTATACCATTAACTGTATCAGTTTTGTTTGGTCTTCCAAAAACTCCATTTGCTGGTAGTGCTGAATTTAATACTTTAACAAACTGCTCGTACCAGTCTTGATTTGAAATATCGTTCCATACAATAGTCTGTCCTGATAAATTAGTTCCGTTAGAATCAAATAAATCTTCAGTTGTACTAATTGTTTCAAACTTTAATAATCCGTTGGATGCTTGATTACGTTTAGGATTATAGGAAAGCAATCTTGCTAAACGTAATACGCTTTCACGGCGTTCTGCTAATTCTAAAAAGTTTTCACGGGCATTTAAATCAATTCGAAAACTAATATTTTGACCTAAGAAAGCAATAAGATCAATTAATGCCAAGTATTCACTTGACTCTACATAGTCATTAAAATCTTCTGGATAGTTTTCTCGTAAATATGAGATCATTGTTCTGCGAAGATTGTCAAAGTCATAGCTTTGAAAATCCGCATTGCGGAATGACTGGTAAACACGCTTCCAATCTTCTGCTAATAATAGTCTGTTTTGTCTGTCGGTTGTTGACATACTTGCTTTCCTTTATGTGTAACAGTATTTATTAAGATTAGATAAGTGCGTATATAATTCTTTAAGTTAAAATTGAGTTATCTTCGTCAAATCTCATACGCATACTTTCTGAGATATTATACGGCAAATACAGTAATGTACACTCTATCATAATGCCGCTTTCGTATGTATCTACAGTAACTTGTTCTACTTGAACACGTGGATCATAATTAATAATTTCTGTAACGTTATTTGCTATTGCTTCTCTTAAAAGTTCGGTCATTGGTTCAAAAATAACGTCCCAAATAATAGTTCCAAATTCAGGATTCTCAAGTTTTTCACCTACACGAATATGAAAGTGATTAATAATATCTTGCTTTATAAGAGCAATGTCATAAAGATTAAAACTAGTATTTTCTGGATTTGTTGTTGAAATGCCTCTGTAAGCACGACTTTCGACTGGGGCGGAAGGACGTTTATTTCCTTTTACTGTTACTTCTTTGTATAATTTTTTTTCTTGTGTGCTCATAACGTATTTACCCTCTATTGTGGACCTGCCGCAGGATCTACACGATTACCTGCTTCAATGTTTGTTCCTGCTGGTTCTGTTGTAATGCTTGCTACAGGAGTCAAATCGCCAGTTATAATTTTACTTGCAAATCCTCTTCCTAAACCAATACGATTAGCAGTTTCTTTACCGCCTTGATCAGCATATCCAACTGCTCTGCGGAACTGCTGTCCTAAAGCACCGAAGTCATAACTGCTCCAAGTTACCTTTTTAGATTGAATGTATGCACAAGCAATTCTTACAGCAATTTCAGGATCATTAACTAAATCTGGATTTTGAACAATTTCAGGGTGTCCTGCTTTAGGGCCATATGTTTCGTAGTTACCTTTAAACGTTAACTGTATTAGTCCTCTACCACGGTACTTGTAGCCTTCGTTTTGTGCGTTGCCGTATCGATTTCCGTAAATAGTGTTACCAATAGCAGCAGGACCTGCTGCTGCAAGTTCTTGTGCAAACGCATCTGTTTTAACTCGCGTTGGGAATACTCTACGTAATGTACTTGCTCTATAATTTAAGTTTTCACTTCTTGGTTTGAATCCACATTCTGCTTGTATCTGTGCCATTGCCATACCAAGTGCTTCTGCATTACCTGGAGTTTCTCCTTCGGCAAGTCTATTAGGATCTGCTGATTTAAGTGCATTTGCTGGATCTAATCCAATTTTCTTAATTAATTCATTTAAGAAAAATTGTTGCAATAATGTAACTTCAACCGGTTTGGCAGGTTGATCTCCTGTAGGTCCTACTTGTCCAGGTATAACTGTTTGAGGACCATTTAAATTTGCTGCACTAACAGTTGCTCCGCTTGCAGCGCCAGCACTTGTAGTTAAGTCACTATCGCTACTTAGTAACGGTGTAGATTCTCTTAATGCTGGACTCGGAGAACCGCTTGCTTGTGTAAATCCTGGAGTAAATGTTCCAGGGTCTAAATGCTCGTGGCCTAGCCACGGCTCGTGTACTGGAACACGCACAGGCCACAGAGCAGGGGCTGCAACTTGTGCTTGAGCTGCACTTCCTGCCGTTGCTGCTTCAGTCGCTGCTGGACCATTCATATGAATTTCAGTGGCTGTTTCGTTATGATTGCCGCCACTCAGAATATCTGTATTTCCGCCTGCTGTGAAATAATTATATCCTCCAGTGTTTAAGTCTAAATTTGCCTGTGTATCTTTTCTGTTACCTTTAGTATTAATGTCTAGTGTTGCGTTATTTGTAATAGTATGAGCACCAGTTACAATTAAATCTCCAGTAGCGCCAACAAATATTTTCTGTGATGCACCAACATAATGATTTTCATCAGCGCCAATCTCCATATTGTGTTTGCCGCCAACTTTATAGTCACTGTTATTACCAACAGTAAGTTTATAATCTCTACCTGCATTATAGTTAATATCACGTGCCGCTGTCATATTAATATCTCTGTCAGCACTTATATTAAGATCATTTTGAGTCCTAATACTAATACTGTCTTGTGCATAGATATCAATTTTGCCATTGGCAGTCATTTCTATCCAAGAACTGCCT